TTTTCTAAATAAAGTATATACAGTGCCTGGTAAGTATCCGCCTGTAGCATCTATACCAAAACCTGTTTTAGTTGTTCTCATACGAAAAATCATACCCCCAGAAAAATAATTATTTGGTACATGTCCATTTAATGTGATACTATCAGCACCTACATATGCTGGATTGCCTCCTCCGTCGGTTGCCGTGGGTGGAAAAAAATACTCACCCAAACTTCTTCTACTTAACATTGTTTGTGCATTTGCTTGACTCACAGGAGTTGCACTACCATTAGGTGTTCCTAAATTACCTGTGCCGTTTCCTCCTGTTGTATTTGATACTGTTGGATTTGTTATTGTTCCATTACCAATATAAGTTCTATGAAAAATTGATGGCATAGAAAAAGTATTTTTTCCGCAATGATTTATATAATATGAATATTTTAAATCACATTTATTATCTACAAAATTTTCATCATTCGGATCTCCTGTAAATTCTATTACTTGATCACTAGCACCTTTGGTATTTACGATTACCTGTTGAACACTTACTGTGTCTCCCATATTTACCTGGATACCTGTTGAGGATACTAAATTTGTCCATTTATTCTTAAACTTGTCTGCGTGTTCTCTTTGGTTAATATCTATACTGCGCAAACGATTTGCCTCTAACATGATATACTTCTCTGACATTTTTATTATATAACATTTTATATAATATAAAGATTTGAATTTAAAACATTGCCATAACTCCCGCTGACGAAATGCTTACACGACGGAGACCGACAACATAGTTGTTAAGAATCTTTTGGGCTGTTCCTGTATAATCGACACGGACAGACAGGGTGTCCTGCGAGAGATCCATAACCTGTCCATACTTAGAAAGAGATCTACTAATGCAGAAGTTATCTGCGATCTTCTGAAGACTGAGGACACGCTCTCCTGAATTTACAATTGATTTCTGTAATTCTGACATGTGTAGTGCCTCTGCCCGACGGAGTCCTGTGCCTGCTATGACTGTCTGTGAGTATCTCTGAAGTGGTACTAGACGAGATGGCATATGGTTTGTCCCGTGGATGTATTCGTATGATCGTGCCTGATCAGTTACACCGGTAAGTGAGTGGGCATTGATTGAACGTGCTGAAGCAGTTGCTGTTAGTAACGGCTGTGTAAAGAGTGCCTTTGCGCGCTTTTGCAGAGTGGGGATCTGTGCCTGAACTAGACCTGAATTTACTACATTATGGCGGTGTAGTTCATAAGCCATAAAATCAAATGAAATACCTGATGGAGACGCAGCAGCACGAAGTAAGCCCTCAACATATGCTGGCGGTGGTTGTACGGATTGGCAGATCATTTCAATCTCGCTGAGTTCATAAGTAGGTGCAGCAACTGAACCTGATTTGACATTAGTCCCGTCATCGGCGGTTGTGTAGAAATCTAATGGTAGTTCTCTATCAGCTACCTTGTAGTAAATTAATGAACCAGCACCGCCGAATACGTGATCGTGTTGGAGACCCTGTGTGGTATTACGGAGTGGTAGGTAGTTGATACCGAGTTTAGCACCTGAGCGGAAGAAACCTAGAACAACACCTAACTCCTCCTCATGCGTAAAGTTACCATCGTTATCAGCAATGTAAAGCTTATCATGAACAGCAAATGGGTTGTTATCATGATCAATATCGGTGAGGGCAATGTATCCATTTGCAGCTGAACCATTACCTGCTGCAGGAGTATCACCGGATCTAGTTTCTGATCCATTAGCCTTGTCAGTGGTTGTAAGTTTGATTGGGGTATTTACGCTGTCATTCTTTTCACCTACTTTCGATAGCTGGACGCATGAACGAAGGAAATCGTCTGTCTGTATAGTTAATCTCATACCTGCCATAGCACTTACTGGGATAATATTACCCTGCTTGAAAAGACCGCAGTTGAGAGGTGCTTGAACCATAACCTTATGTGCTACACGAGTGGCTGTATCAGGAGCTATTAATGTTGCACCTGCGCCTACTTCATGCTGAGCGTAGAATAGAGTTTTGTCTGTGTGCTTATTGCCTACGACATCCTGTACACCCTCGAAGAGTTCGTTCTTGTGAGCTACAGATGGGCTACTGATGAAGTTCTGAAAAAGTGATTTGAATGCGTTGTAATCCTCGCAAAGTTCTAGTGTAGTTTGATTACCGCCATCACGGATTGTTACTTGACGCATCAATGCATGGACACCGCCCGCCTTCGGATCAGGGGCTACCTGTCCTCGAACGTTCTTGAATTGAAGTTCTGCCTTAAAATAAGTTAGGCTTGGATCTACAAATCCTACGAAGCTCGGTACATGAATACGGATTTCCTCACCTGGCCCAACTGCCGATGTGACCTCAGGCTTGATTGCGACTGACTTGGACGGGATGTATTGGTTTTGTGTCTGTGCTTGAAACATATTTTATTAATATTTTTTTTTAAAAAAAAACATTATTTATTTTCAAATACATATTGTATCAACCAAAAAGCAATTGGTAAAGTTGCATAATATATTAATACAGGAAAAAATATAAGTATATCATTAAGCCGAAACCATAACATCGCCGTTTTTAATTGTCATTAATCTTTCTACACTAGCATAAACGCGCATCTCACGAGCCTCGTTTTTACCATTAGTGCGCTTGTAGGTTTTGGATAGAACAATTGGTTTGTTTCCAACCTTTTTACCATTGCCGAGAGTATTGAATCCAGATGTTGTCATATCAATACCTATGTAGTGCGATGTGCATCTTAGATCATTTGCTAAACCAACATTAGCATCAGTTGGTAGAACATGGTTTTCGATTCTACCGAGATAGAATGAGTTCTGATTGACGGCACGATCATCAACACCCTTGTTGGCATCAACATCAAAACTGTAGAATTGTGATGGTACTTGGAGTGGTGATGCAAAAACCTGAGATAATTCGTTGAATTTATGTGCGGGTTTTGTTACATCTCTATCATAGACACGCTGTTCATTAATACGGAAATTGTATGCGGTTTCAGTTGCCATATCATTTGAAACATACTGGCCTAGAACATCTATACCTGGATTATCTCCGAGAGTTGAAAATTTTTCTTGAACTAGTAAACTACGTACAGTCCTTCCGCTCACGGCGATATCGCGTTCTACGGACTGGGTTACTGTAGCACCTGCACCTGGGTTAGCACTATCTGGGACTTGAGCTAGTGTCATGATTTGATCCTCATATAAGTATGATAGACCCTGCTCACTAAATACCTGTGATCGGAGTGCCTCCATTTGTGGCTGTGAGTAATATAGGTGATCAGAGTAAAATTTAATATTAACTCTTGATGGTTTGATTACACCGCTTGAAGCCGAACCAGATGGAAAGCAACAGATTGTACGATCAGTTCTTGCTGATTGAGTATTAAATACTAGACGCAAAAATACATTTTCTTTCAATGCAAATAAAGGTAACTGTCTACTTCTAGCCATCGGAACTAGATCGGAAAGCGGAACGCTGAAAACTGGGGTAGTGCTGTCTACTGGTGTTGGTTTAAGATTTTGAGGTACAACAGCACGTGCACTATTGTCATTAGCAAATTGAGTGTATTCTAAATCTACTGGAAGTAGGCGACCTGTGGCTTCATCTACCTCAACAAATCTATCCATGGAGCGCCCCGTTTTCGGACTTAACACTAGTGCACGATGTTCGGGGGTACTGAATTGAGAAACCATGGTTTCATAGAATCCAACATCCTCGGATGATGCGATTTCTTTAGAACCAACTAAAAGATGCGCACTTTTAACCAATCCATAAATACCAGTTTTTACAGGAAAGTATGCGTCATTGACTCCAGCTGCAGTAGTTACTGCGAGAGATACCATTGAACCTCCATCCAAAATCCCATTCTTAGGTATTTGAAAAACGCATTCAGAATCTGAAATAGTTATGGGATCGAGCTGTTGCGTGTCTATGCGCATGTTTTCAACAGTAGGCATTGTCTTTACATTTAAGATATCTGGGAGTGACATATTTTTATAATGAATTTATTTATTATAAAATTTTTTTTAATTTTTATTTGTATTAAGTTAGTTAGAAACAGTTATACCTTGGGGCGAGTAAGTTAAGACATTCTTACAAAGTAAATGAGTAAACACAGCATTTGGTGATTGCCCGTTAAGTGATGATACAATACGAGTTGCGTATGCCTGGTTTTTGAAATCAACACCTACGTCCGACACATCGTCTGTAGATAGACCAATACCGAAGTTTCTAGATGCATCAGCACGAATACCATGATCGCGGTTGGCAGTTCTATCTGCTGGGCGATCAACTCTGAGTGGCTGACCTCCGTAATCTAGTAGGCGACGGCTGTTAAGCATTCTGCCGAGTGGCTGGTATGCCTGTAAATATTTCATCATGACCTGAGTTTCTGGGATCTTTGAAGTACTTTGATCAGCACATTTGTATTCGTAATCAACACCAAATGGGACACCATTGCGACTGAATGATACACGACGTAATACTACATCACCTGTGTAAGCATTACCTACAACATTCTTTAACATATCAGTTGTAAAACCATCATGATTGTAACTATTCGAATGAGACACTGGTAGGAAGTTATGAACAATAGAAAGCACACGACTATTTGCGAGATTGTAAGTTTGTGTAGCATCTGAAGAGTTAATAACAGAGTAAAGACTGCTGAAAGTATTGAACTCTAGACTGCCTGTGCCAGCCTGAGACAACTGCTGAACACCCTCGGCATCTGGCACTGCGAGATCGCATGTTAAACTGAGATCTGAAAGTTCGTAAAATGCACCATCGCCTGCTCCTGCGTCAGCGCCCTTAAGAACTTGCTGATCAGAAGCTAATTCAATGTTTATACCGATACCCTGTACGAGCGATAGTGGGATGAGGCTAGTGCCTTGAAGCATACCAGCGTAGAGAGGGATACTGAAATTTACCTCATTATTAACCATAAGAGATGAAGACGATTCTATCCCATTCATAACAGCGACACAACTTTTTTCAGTTGCCATATCCTGCCCTGAGTGTGTGCTAGAGAGAAGCGATGCGACTAGACGGCCGTACTGTCTGATCGATTCGAGAGACTGGTTTGAGCCTGCGCTGACGAGATTGACATTCTGGAAACAACTATGGACACCTACACGGGATGATAGTGTGACGGCAGTAGCACCTCCGCCTTTGCTGTTATTGTTGTTTGGTAGTGTAGCACCAGCTCCTCCTGTAATCTTGAGACGTCCGTTGATACGAAGAGTGTTGGTTTTTAAGTATCGTGCTTGTGATGGTATCTGAAAACTGCAAATGGGATTGCCGTTGCGGAAGGAAAATTTTCCTAGAGCGGGTTGGTTGCTTGGAAGAATTTCTACCTTTGTGAAATCAACTATATTGACGGATGACATATTTTTATAATGAATTTATTTATTATAAAAAATTTTTTCTTTTT